CGTTCAAGTTAAAAGATGTCGTTCGTCGAATCAGAGGGTTTGATCCAATGACACAGGCTAGATGGCTTAACGGCATTCTTAAAGAATTAGGTGACGACTACGGTTCAATGAAATATCGTGAGGGCTACGAGATGTAAAATAAATAGTCATTTAATAGCTAAAATTCATCTTGTCGTCTATAAAGCTGATAATCAAGGTGCAGAAATCAAAGGTAGAGTCTCACAAAAGGAGAAGATTGGCGACATGTACACTATCACAGTACAAAATTACGGAGTATTCGTAGTTACTCAAACAAACTATGAATCTCTAAAAATAGGAGATGAGGTAATATTGTAATGACAAAGTACAAGAAACCAACTTACATCATCAGTCAGGAAGCAATGGCAGAGCGCATTAGATTTCTGACTGATGAACTGTATGAAAGGGCCTATAAGGATATTGAGAAGCTAGAAGCTCAAAATGATTTCTTAAAAGGTCTTTGTAACAACCAGCTTGATATCATCATGGATTATGAATGGAAGCAGATGCAAGAGCAGGCTGAGTTCATAAAAGCTAATACTAGAAAGTGGAGAGCAAGATGCAGCTAAGATTGAAAGAACTTAGAGAGGACCTGTGTTTATCTGTAGGACAGATGGCGAAAGAGACAGGTGTTTCACAAAATACAATCCATTTGTACGAGCGAGGTGGATATCCGTCTATTAAGCAAATTGAAATGATTGCTAAAACCTATGATGTAAATCCTGCTTGGCTAGTTGGATGGATAGATGATGAAATGATGCCTGGAATCCAGGTTTTTGAAAAAGTGGTCTACAAAGAAAGTCCAACAGCAAGATTGCCAGATTATTTCAATAATAATAACGATGGTAAGATTATCAAGTGGAAGAAATCACGAAGATTTTGACGGAAGAATTACTTGAGATAGAAACGAGGTGAGCAATGCCCTTCTTTCCTGATATAAATGAAGCTAAAACAAAAGAAAATGCCAAGAAAATTTTAAAGGGATATCCTCGATGGCGTCGTGTGGCCAATGACACTGAAGGTCAGAGAGTAACGACAACCTACTCATTCATGCCTAGAAACCAGTCAAGTGGAAGAAATAGTCAAGTTGAGAAGTTAGCTATACGGAAAGTTGATGCAGAACTTGAGCTGGATGCAATTGAACAAGCAGTTAGTAACTTACACGATCCTCTATATCGTAGGATACTTTTTGAAAAGTATCTTCAGTGGGATTGCAAGAAAGATGAAGTAATTTCTCGGGATTTATCAATTTCAGAAAGTTCATACTATGATATTTTGGAGAAAGCTTTGATGGCATTTGCAGAGTTATACCGCAATGGTGAACAGGTTGAGATTTTGGAGTAAATTCGGAGTTTTTTTGGAGTAAATTCGGAGTAAGTTCGGAGTGGATATATGATTTTATGTGCTAAAATTATATTATGAAATAATTGTAAAGGCAGGCACACCCTGTCTTTTTATTTGAGTTTGGAGGTGATATCGTGAAAAAAGTAGAACCTATTCGTGAACTTGATGACATTGAACGGATGAAAGACTTTTTAAAATCAAAGAGTGAGCGAAACTATGTCCTAATCATGTGCGGTCTGTATTCTGGAATGCGCATCAGCGATATCATACCTCTCCAAGTGAAACAAGTGATAGGTGATAGAATCGAGGTTACTGAAAAGAAAACTGGTAAGGTCAAGCGATTTGCTATCAACCCTGAATTAAGAAAAGCTTTAAGTCACTACATTAAAACAAATGACCTTAAAGGTTATGATTACCTATTTCCAAGTAAGAAAAAAGTTAGGACAGACGGAGTAAGAATCGTTCATATTGGAAGAGTTGCAGCTTATCAAATATTAAAGCAAGCAGCTGAACATGTTGGCCTTAAAAACATTGGGACTCACTCAATGAGAAAATCATTTGGTTATCATCATTACAGAAAAAATCAAAATGTAGCGATCTTGATGGAATTATTTAATCATTCATCTCCAGATATCACACTTGATTATATAGGTATTAAGCAGGATGAATTGGATGATTCAATGATGAATTTTAGCTATTAAATGACTATTTATTTTACATATTGAGAAAAAGTAAATCAGTTTTTAATGAAACAGATGTAAGCACTTGCTACAGTTGACTTTTAAGAATGTTAGTTTTATTTAACAGAATATAAGATATGTTAAATATACGAGGGTGTCAGAGGTTGAAAAAACACCCCCCTGCATCAAAAAAAATTCAACTCCCTATATCAAAAAAATTTACCCCCCTACCTCTTGAAAAGAAAGGCCCTCCCTAGATGAATACCCTCAAGGACAGACCAGACCGGAGTGGTCCTCACAGAGTTGCTTTTGAAAAGAATAAAAATATTATTCTCAAAACAAAAAATACTTGTGGGATTTGTGGACTCCCCGTCGACAAATCATTGAAGTACCCACATCCTCTATCTCCGGTCATTGACCATGTTATTCCAATCAATCGTAATGGTCATCCGTCAGATATTCGTAACTTACAACTTGCTCACTGGCAATGTAACAGACAGAAGTCTGACAAGCTATATGCTGACGATAGGTCAACCAACGCTACTGTTGTAGGCAACAGGAACTTGCCACAGTCTAGAGACTGGACAAAGTACAGAGGTTGAAGAAACCCAAAAAAAGAAAAATTATATTATTTTTTAAAAATATCAAAAATAATAATGAATGCTTAGATTTTGAAAAAATAACAGATATGTATGAAGCAAGTCCTAGCTAAAGTATAGGGGGGTACCCCCCTCCCACTAGGCGCTCGCGAGCTTCACGCCGTCACTGTACATATTTTTTCGCGCCAAATCATCACAATGAAAGGAGAACGGTTTGGAATTAAGAGGAATTGACTATCTCAGAAAAAAGTTGAATCTCTATCAGAGTAGAGTTAACCTGAGATATAAACATTATGCGATGCAGCATCATGAATCTCCGTTAGGAATCACAATTCCTGCTCATATCAGAGTTAAATATAAGTCTGTCCTTGGATGGGCAACTAAAGGTGTAGATAGTCTTGCAGATCGTTTGATTTTTAGAGAATTTGCAAATGATGATTTTGAAGTCATGGAAATCTTTAATCGCAATAATCCTGATATTTTCTTTGATAGTGCCATTTTAGCAGCATTAATAGGATCTTGCAGTTTCATTTACATTTCTAAAGGTGAAGATGAAGAAGTGAGATTACAAGTTATTGAAGCTAGTAATGCTACTGGAGTGATTGACCCTATTACAGGTTTGCTTTTAGAAGGATATGCAGTACTAGCTCGTGATGATTATAATCAACCAACGCTTGAAGCGTATTTTGAACCAAATGCCACTCATTTCATCCCTAAAAATGGAACTCAATATTCGGTATTAAATGAAACTGGTATTCCGTTACTCGTTCCTGTTATTCACAGGCCTGATGCGGTTCGTCCTTTTGGTCGTTCACGAATTACTAGAGCAGGAATGTATTATCAAAAATACGCTAAACGGACACTAGAACGGGCTGATATTACTGCTGAATTCTATTCGTGGCCACAGAAATACATTATCGGTCTGGATCCTGATGCAGAACCGTTAGAAAAGTGGAAAGCAACTGTTTCGAGCTTATTAACTATTTCAGCTAGTGACAATGGTGAGAAACCAAGTATCGGACAATTTACTACAGCCAGTATGTCTCCATTTACAGAACAGTTAAGAACGGCTGCTGCTGGATTTGCTGGGGAAATGGGCTTGACCTTGGATGACCTTGGTTTTGTATCAGATAATCCGTCATCAGTAGAAGCAATCAAGGCTAGCCATGAGAATCTGAGATTGGCAGGTAGAAAGGCCCAGCGCTCACTAGGTGCTGGATTGTTAAACGTAGCTTATGTTGCAGCGTGCTTACGTGATGAGTTTCATTATGCCAGAAGCGAATTTGTAAGAACCACAGTCAAGTGGGAACCATTGTTTGAAGCGGATGCCAATACAATGACTATGATTGGTGATGGTGTTGTGAAGTTAAATCAGGCATTACCTGGTTATATCAACGCAGAAACCATCCGAGATCTTACTGGTATTGCAGGGGATATGTCTGCTAAACCTGTTGTAGAGATTCCACAAACATCATCTGATGTAGAAACTGGAGCAGATAAACAGAAAAATAGGATTATTTCAACCTATGAAATTACTTCTCTTTTAAGTAATTACCAAAAAGGTGTTTTATCAAAAGAAAATGGTATTTCTTTATTAGTGTCAACCGGAATCAACCCTACTGAAGCAGAAGAAATGTTGAACAGAACAAAAGTTTTGGAGCAAGTAGATGAATGATGAGATTGATGTACTACCTAAACTTCTTCAAGAAGTAAAAAAAGAATTTGAGCTTGCTTATGGAGAGAGCGAGATTATCAAAAATGCTTTTGCCACGTTGGAAGCCAAAAAAGCAACTTACAAAACAGCAAATGAGTTTGCGATTGAAATTGGTGAAATTCTTTCTAAGGCTCTAGGAGCTTCTATAAGCGCTGATAAACTACCAAACGGTAAAATGTATTACAATATCGCTCAGCGCTTACTGACGGACGTGCTAGGACGAAATCACGAGCTTGTGAGTGGTTATGCTAGCGATGTTCAGAAGAATTTGAATGATAAAGCGAAAATCGGTCTGAAAGTTCAAGTTCCTGAATTAAATCTGGATCGAATAGCTGGCATTGTCAATCGCTTTTCGTCTGAGGAGAACTTTGAAGATGTTAGTTGGTTGCTCGGTGAACCTATTGTGAACTTCACACAATCAATCATTGATGATAGTATCCAGAAAAATGCGGAGTTTCATCATCGGTCTGGATTGCAACCCGAGATTGTCCGAAAATCGTATTTTCATTGTTGTGAGTGGTGTCAGGAAGTTCAAGGGAATTATAAATATCCAAGAGTTCCGAAGGACGTTTATAGAAGGCATCAGCATTGTCGTTGTATTGTAGACTATGATCCTAAAAACGGAAAAACTCAAAATGTCTGGACGAAGAAATGGAATTCTATAGACAAAGAGAGAGTTGAGCGTAGGAAGCTAATTGGCGTAGTATCTGTTGACGAGCGTGAGCAAAAGCGCTATAATAGGGTTATGAAGAGTAGTGGTGCTGTGTATGGTGCTTGGAATGACAGAAATGATCCATACAATAAAGAACGTGACCGACATGCTCAAGAATTTTATGAGAGTGTACGAAATCGAAATAAGCAACATGAAATAGTGAAGGTATCTAACAATAGCGGTCTTTCACAATCAGACGTTGAGAAGATTTATAACCATATTTTTATTAATGAGTATGATTTAGAAGATGGTCGAAAACGTTTTGACCCTAACTATGATATGGCTGAGAGTTGGAGACGACTTTCAGAGATTGGTGGTAAGAATATTCAACCTCACGACCTTGTAATGCTAAATCACGAGTTGATGGAACATGATTTGATGGCAAAGGGAATGAAGTACGATGAAGCCCACGAACTCACTAATAAAACCTATAACTACCAGATAGCGTGGATTGCTTGGATGAAGGAGAAAGGAGACCTATAATGCTTAAACTTATTAAAATTTTCAATTCAAAAAGTAAGGGTTATTGGTATATTCCTGAAAACCGTGACCCAGGAATGATTGAGATTGATGAGCGTACTGGTGAAGTTACAGTTGTCATTGAGTCAAATTATGATAAAGAACTAGGTTATCCTTACTATGCGAACAAGGCTCGTGGAGCAGTGAAGCAGATGTTGGATAAAGGAGAACTACCAAACGAGAAATCTTTCGCTTGGGGATAAGCACTTAGAAAATTCTAGGTGCTTTTATTGTGCTTTAGTTTAGGAGGTGATCCGATATCTCCCAGCGATAGGGTTATCATGCGATGACGATTGAAAGGAAATTAGAATGGCGAGGAAACAGAGACTTGGCAATCAGAATCCTACTCAATCGGTGATTTTAAAATACGTCAAGAAAAATTCAAGAGCTAAAGAAGCGATTGAACTTTACGAACGGACTGGTCTTTCTTGCTATGCTTGGCAGAAAAATCTGCTATTGCCTTTAATGGCAGTAGATAAAAACGGACTATGGGTACACCAAAAATTTGGCTACTCTATACCTCGTCGTAATGGTAAATCAGAAATCCTCTATATAGCTGAAATTTGGGCGCTTCATAAAGGATTGAACATTCTGCATACAGCGCATAGAATTTCTACATCTCATGCCTCTTTTGAAAAAGTTAAACGATACCTTGAGAAAATGGGGTATGTGGATGGTGAGGATTTCAACTCCATTAGAGCTAAGGGTCAAGAAAGAATTGAGCTATATTCAACAGGTGGTGTTGTCCAATTCCGTACAAGAACATCAAATGGTGGTCTTGGTGAAGGTTTTGATATGCTGATCATTGACGAGGCCCAGGAGTACACGACTGAGCAAGAATCTGCCTTGAAATATACGGTAACGGATAGTGAGAATCCTATCACAATCATGTGTGGAACACCTCCGACACCAGTTTCAAGTGGTACGGTCTTTACTAAGTACCGTGAGACTTGCCTTTTCGGAAAAGGGAAGTATTCTGGCTGGGCTGAGTGGTCGGTTTCTGATGAAAAGGAGATTGACGATGTTGATTCCTGGTATAATTCAAATCCGTCTATGGGCTACCACTTAAATGAGCGTAAGATTGAAGCAGAACTTGGTGAGGATAAGCTAGACCATAATATCCAGCGTTTGGGATTCTGGCCAACATACAATCAGAAATCTGCTATCTCTGAAACTGAGTGGAATGAGCTCAAGGTGGATGATGTTCCAGAATTATCTGGCAAGCTATCTGTTGGTATTAAGTATGGTCAAGATGGAACGAACGTGGCATTAAGCATTGCTGCACGTACCAAAGATGGTCGTTTCTTTGTTGAAACTGTCGATTGTCAATCAGTTCGTAATGGGAATGAGTGGATGGTAGCTTTTCTACGACAAGCTGACGTGGCTCAAATTGTCATTGATGGCGCAAGTGGTCAAAAAATCCTGGACGAAGAGTTGAAGGACTATAGAATCAAGAATGTGATTCTGCCGACGGTGAAAGAAATCATCGTGGCCAACGCTCTTTGGGAACAGGGAATTTACCAGAAGACCATCTGTCACGCTGGCCAACCATCTCTATCAAAGGTAGCTACTAACTGTGATAAGCGGAATATTGGCTCAAATGGTGGCTTTGGTTATCGATCGCACTTTGACGACATGGATATTTCTTTGATGGATAGTGCTTTGCTTGCGCACTGGGCTTGTGCTACTACTAAGCCTAAGAAAAAGCAAAAAATTAGTTATTAAAATAAGCGGTCAGGTGACTGCTTTTTTTGATGCCAAAAAAATTACCGAACTGCCGGGGAAGCAGGAGAAAGGAGACATGAGAATGTCAGAATTTAAACCAATCACTACACAAGAAGAATTTGATGCTGCTATTAAGGGGCGCTTATCTCGAGAGAAAGAGAAGTATGGCGACTATGACCAGCTCAAATCTCGTGTTGCAGAATTGGAAGAAGAAAATGTTGGCTTGAAGTCAACGATTGAAGCTACTAATCAAAGTAAGGCAGATGCTGACAAGCAACTTGAAGATTTGCAGAATCAAATCGCTGGTTATGAGACGGCTAATCTACGAACTCGAGTAGCTTTGCAACATGGACTGCCTTACGACCTTGCAGATCGTTTGCAGGGAACTGATGAAGAAAGCTTCAAAGCTGATGCAGAGCGCTTAGTTGGGTATATTAAAAAATCTCAACCAGTTGCGCCTATTAGAGATTCGGAGCCTGTTTTAGAAAAAACAGAAAACACACTGTATAAAAACCTAGTACAAGGTTTAGTTTTTGAAGAATAAAGGAGTAATAATATATGACAGATCAACTATCAAAAGGAAAACTATTTGACCCAATGCTTGTAACAGACCTTATCAACAAAGTTAAGGGTCACAGCTCACTGGCTAAATTGTCTAATCAACAAGCGATTCCGTTTAATGGATTAAAGGAATTCACATTTACATTGGATTCTGATGTAGATATTGTTGCAGAAAATGGGAAGAAAACGCATGGTGGTGCAAGTTTAGAACCTGTAACTATTGTGCCTATTAAAATTGAGTATGGCGCTCGTGTATCGGATGAATTTATTTATGCTTCAGAAGAAGCTAAAATCGATATTTTGAAGTCATTCAATGAAGGGTTTGCTAATAAAGTAGCTCGTGGTATTGATATCATGGCCTTCCATGGCGTAAATCCACGTACTAAACAAGAATCCACTGTTATTGGGGATAACTGCTTTGATAAAGCGGTCACTCAGACAGTGAACTTTACAACAAGCGATCCAGATACTAATGTTGAAGATGCAGTTAAAATGATTCAAGGAGCTGACAATATCGTTAGCGGTATGGCTATTGATACTACATTTGCAAGTGCACTAGCTAGCATGAAGAACGCAGCTAATGAACGCCTATACCCTGAATTGGCATGGGGAGCAAATCCAGGTGCCATTAATGGTCTACCTGTAGATGTGAATACTACAGTTGGTCTTAATGTTGGAACCAATAAGGATGTTGCTATTATTGGTGACTTTGCTAACATGGTCAAATGGGGATATGCTAAGCAGATTCCACTCGAAGTCATTCGATATGGTGATCCAGACAATTCTGGAAAAGACTTGAAAGGTTATAACCAAGTCTATCTTCGTGCAGAAATCTATCTTGGATGGGGAATTTTGGACAAAAACAGCTTTGCTCGTGTTGTGAAAGCGGGGTAGTATATGGAATACATTAATGTAAAAACAGGAACTACTATCGTTACTGAAAATGCAATTAGTGGAGGTGATTGGGTTTCGATTGACGAATACAAGCCCTTGGATTCATTGACTAACGCAGCGTTGAAAGAAATTCTTGATGAAAAAGGTATTACTTATGATAACCGCGCCACAAAATCTGAATTGATTTCGTTTATTGAACAAGCTGACACTGAAGCTCAGTAGTCGCTTGGCTGGAGGTAGAAATGGAAAACTTTGCAACAGTAGACGATCTTAAAAAATTGTGGCGGACGTTAAAATTCGATGAGGAAAAACGAGCTGAAGCACTGTTGGAAGTTGTTTCTCATTCTCTTAGAGTTGAAGCTAAAAAAGTTGGCAAAGATTTAGATGGATTGGTTGCTACTGATCCATCTTTTGCTATGGTGGTTAAATCCGTAACAGTGGATGTAGTTGCTCGAACCTTAATGACATCAACTGATCAGGAACCAATGACTCAAATGGCTGAGTCTGCTTTAGGATATTCCTTCAGCGGGTCTTATCTTGTTCCGGGTGGAGGTCTCTTTATCAAGGACTCAGAATTGAAACGTCTCGGTCTCAAAAAACAAAGATATGGGGTGATTGATATCTATGGGACAGATTAAAGGAATTACTGTAACTTTGATTGGGAAAACCAAGAATGGTAGGGATGACTTTGGGCATCCAATCTATGAGAATATTGAAATTCAAGTAGATAATGTCCTGGTTGTTCCAGCTTCAACAGAAGATGTCACAAATCAACTGAATCTTACTGGGAAAAAGGCATCTTATACACTGGGTATCCCAAAAGGCGATAAGAACGAGTGGAAAGAACGAGAGGTTCGTTTTTTCGGTCGTAAATGGCGCACGATTGGCATTCCTTTAGAAGGTATTGAAGAAATGATGCCTTTGGACTGGAATAAGAAAGTGATGGTTGAAGCGTATGAGTAATTTCAAAGTCAAGCTTATCGGTGCGGGTGTAGGAGCTCTTTTGAAATCAAAAGAGATTCAGGATATTCTGAATAAAGAAGCAACAGTCATTAAAAAAAGATGTGGCTCTGGTTATGAACAAGATAGCCACGTTGGTAAGACAAGGGCCAATGCTATGATTTATCCAGCTACGCGAAAAGCGAAAAGAGATAATTTGAAAAATAACACTTTGTTGAAGGCGGTACATAAATGATTGAAATTATTATCAAGAAATATCTTGACGGTCATTTAGATGTACCGTCATTTTTTGAGCATGAAGCTGAAGCTCCCGATAGCTTTGTCATTATTCAAAAAACTGGTGGTAAGGAGCAAAATTATTCTGGTAGTGCAACCTTTGCTTTCCAAAGTTATGGCCCAACTATGCAGAAGGCTGCAGAGCTCAATGTGAAAGTCAAGAAAGCTGTAAAGGGATTGATTGAATTAAATGAAATCTGTGGTGTCCACCTGAACAGTGATTACAATTTTACGGATACCGAAACAAAACAATATAGATATCAAGCCGTTTTTGATATTAATTATTTTTAAAAAGGAGAAATTAAATGGCAAAAGAATCAAACGTAACGACTGCTAAACCTAAAATCGGAGGAGCAGTTTATTCTGCACCTCTTGGAACAGCATTACCGACAGATGCAACAACAGAACTAGATGCAGCTTTTAAAGCGCTGGGATATATTTCAGAAGATGGTATGACCAACAGTAACTCTCCAGAGTCTGAAAATATTAAAGCATGGGGTGGAGTCATTGTAAGTTCAGTTCAAAAAGAAAAACAAGACACATTCAAATATATGCTTATTGAAGCATTGAATGTAGATGTCTTGAAGGAAGTTTATGGATCAGATAATGTATCTGGGGATTTGGCATCAGGAATTACAATTAAGGCAAATTCAAAAGAATTGCCACATCACTGCCTTGTAATTGAAACAGTTCTAAAAGGTGGTGTACTTAAACGTATTGTTATCCCTTCAGGAAAAGTAACTGCCATCGATGAAATCACATATAACGATGGCAGTGTTCTCGGATACGGTACAACAGTAACTGCCTTCCCTAACGCTACTGACGACACACACTATGAATACATCAAAGGAGCTTAACTATGTCAAGGCGAAATCGTAAGAAAAAAAATAACGGAGCAACACCACAGATTAAAACAATCCGTGGTGTGACTTCAACCGGATTTGCTTTTGAAATCACAAAAGAGCGCTTGGAAAACTATGAGTTGCTTGAAGTTATTGCAGAAGTAGATACAAATCCGGCAGTTTTACCAAAAGTGGTCAAACTTATGCTTGGTGACAAATCAGAAGATTTGAAAAACCATGTGCGGACTGCGGATGGCATTGTTCCTTTGGATAAAATGGGAGCAGAAATTAGTGAGATTTTCACAAGTAAGAACCAGTTAAAAAAATAGCGCTCCTTGCTAGAATGATTCAAACAGATGAAGATGCTCTTATTTGTGATTTAGCTGAAACATATGGGATTTTTGATTACAGACAGTTACCTGCTGATCAGGTAGCTGTCTTTGCTTTTGGTTTAAAGGATGATTCTCGTATCAAACTAGCAATAAGCAATAGTAAAGTGTCCTTTGACACTCTCTTGCTTGCAAGTGTAGTAGATAGATTATCTGCGCTTGTATGGTTTAAAACAACAGATGGTCAAAAAGGAATCAATAAACCAAAAATGATTGCACAAGAATTAACAGGAAAAACTAAAGTTAAAGAAAGTAATGAGATGATCTTTGATTCTGGTAAGGATTTTGAAGAGTATCGTCAGCAAATTCTAGAAAAGATAGGGGGTGAGGATTAGTGGCGACAGAAATAGCACAGGCTTATGTACAATTGATACCATCAGCAAGAGGTATTACTGGGAAAATCCAATCACTTCTCAATCCTGAAGCTAGCGCAGCAGGACAAAGTGCTGGGCAGTCATTAGGTTCTAGTCTTGTTAGTGTCATGACAAAGGTAATTGCAGCAGCTGGAATTGGAAAAGCCTTTAGCGCCGCTTTAAATGAGGGAGCATCACTTCAACAATCACTTGGGGGTATTGAAACCCTTTTTAAAGGCTCGGCTGATAAGGTAAAAGGGTATGCTAATGAGGCCTATAAGACAACAGGTCTATCAGCCAATGCCTATATGGAAAACGTAACAGGCTTTTCAGCTAGTCTATTGCAGTCTCTTGGTGGAGACACTAATAAAGCTGCAGAAACAGCTAATATGGCCATGATTGACATGTCTGACAATGCTAATAAGATGGGGACATCAATGGAAAGCATTCAGACTGCATATCAAGGATTTGCTAAGCAGAATTACACTATGCTGGACAACCTGAAGCTCGGTTACGGTGGTACAAAGCAAGAAATGCAACGTCTATTGGCAGATGCTGAGAAATTGACAGGTGTTAAGTATGACATTAACAATTTATCAGACGTGTATAATGCTATACATGCTATTCAAGAAAATTTAGACATTACAGGTACGACTGCTAAAGAAGCAGCATCTACTTTTACTGGCTCATTTCAAGCAATGAAAGCATCTGCACAGAATGTACTTGGAAAGTTAGCATTGGGAGAAAATATTCTGCCATCTTTACAAGCTTTAGCAAAAACAACCTCTACCTTTCTCTTCGATAACTTTTTACCAATGGTTGGAAATATTTTCTCTGGATTGGGTTTAGTTTTGACCGAAGGGATTAGCCAGATTGCTTCTCAGCTTTTTGGAGATGATTTTGGAAGTGCAGTCTATGACCAATTGTCTCGTGTGACAGGAATTTTTGAAACCTTCTTCGATATGATCTTTGGATCATTGAGTAAGCAAGACAACATTGATATCTTGACCATGCTTGGATTTAGCGATGGTGCTGCTAATCAAATTGTCAACATCGCAGACAATATCCGAGTCACTTTTGAGAATATTGGTTCAGTTGCTGGAAATGTTGCAAGCATTATTGTTGATTTCATCGGAGATCTTTTAGGGATTAAAGATGGAGAGCAGGGAGTGAATCTGCTAGGCATTGCCTTTGAAAGTATCACAAGTTTTATCAGAGACGCCTCTGAAAGTCTTAGTAAATTTACATCTTGGTTAAAAGATTCACCTCTTGCATTAGATGCCTTAAAATCTGCTGTTGTTGGCATTACGAGTGCATGGGCAGGATATAAAGCTGTCTTAGCGGTAATAAAAGGAATTGAAACAATCAGGAATGCAACTCTAGCTATCACAAATGGTTTAATGTTAGCTCAATTCGTTAGAACAGGAGCTTTAACTGCTGCTGAAGCTGCTAATGCAGCTGCAACAATGGGGGCAAGTGGAGCATTTGGTATTTTTAATGCGGTGTTATCTGCTAATCCGATTGGTTTAATTGTAACGGCAGTTGCTGCATTGACTGCTGCTCTGGTATGGTTTTTCACACAAACAGAAACTGGACAGCAAATTTGGTCATCTTTTGTGGAATGGATTAAACAAGCTTGGATTGGGATTTCTGACTTCTTTGTAAATCTCTGGTCTAGCATCTCTGAAGGTGCTATCCTCTTATGGGAAGGAGTCGTTACAGCTTGGACTACTTACATAGAATCTTTGAAAGCGATGTGGACTGCTGTTGTAACATTCTTTTCTAACTTATGGGTAAGTATTCAAGAAGCTGCATCTACTGCTTGGACATTGATTACTACAGCTATTATGACAGTTGTTCAACCGTTCATCGACGGATTTATGAATATTTGGAATAATATTTCAAATGGTCTTACTCTAATTTGGGAAGGCATTAAAATGATTTTCCAAGGAGTTTGGGAAGTTATCAAATCAATCTTCTTAGGCGCAGTTTTGATTATCATCGACCTTGTTACAGGTAACTTTAGCCAACTTGGAGCTGATCTTTCTCTAATTTGGGAAGGTATTAAAAATGGTATTTCTTTGATATGGGAAGGAATTAAAACATTCTTTTCTGGTATTGTAGATGCTATTGTTGGTTATGGTATCGCTGTTTTTGAAAACTTTTCTGCTACACTAAGTACGATTTGGGAGTTTATCAAGTCGGCTGCTTCAGTGGCTTGGGAATGGATAAAATCTACTGTATCAAGTCTGATTACAGGTTTGGTTGAGGGTGCACAAAACATTTGGAATAGCTTCACAAGTTTCCTCTCTAGTTTGTGGGAGGGCATCAAATCCACTGCAAGTTCAGCATGGGAAACTCTGAAATCAAGTGTGTTAAGCATTATCAACAGTCTAGTATCAGGTGCACAAAGCGCATGGGATACTATGAGTAGTGGAGTGTCTTCACTTGTATCAAGTGTTACAGGCTTCTTTAATCAGTTGTGGAATATTGACCTATTCGGAGCTGGGCAAGCAATTTTACAAGGTTTCTTAAATGGTTTGAAGTCTATGTGGTCTTCTGTAACGAGCTTTGTCGGTGGAATTGCTAGTTGGATTCGTGACCACAAAGGGCCAATTGAGTATGACCGTAAGTTGCTTATTCCCGCTGGTAATGCAATCATGAAAGGGTTAGACCAAGGATTGCAAGATCAATTTAAGGATGTCAAGCAAACGGTCGGAGGCATGGCAAATGAAATTTCAGATGTGTTTTCAGGCGACAATTTGGATCTGAATTCCTCTGCCTCAGTTACTAAAAGTCTTGAGGCACAGTTGGCTATGCCATCAGCTCAATTTGAAGCACATGATAGCAAAACCGTGTCTGAGATAGCGATTCTGAGAGCAAGTATGGAGAAAATCCTTACTGCTATCCTTGAAAAGTCGTCAGATATCTACCTAGACAATGACATTATTTCGATGAAAACGTATGAACAACACGGTGCAATATATGCAAGGGAGGGAATTTAATGGATTATATGATCATCAATGGTTTTAATACATCAACCCTTCCTGGTTGTGTTGTGACAGATTTTGGAAAGGTTGAAGCTGCAAGGCCTAAAGGTGAAAAAACCGAACTGTTCGGAGTTAATGGCAGTTATCGTGTATTAGAGGGTTCTTTCGCTAGTTACGAAAGGACCTTCATTTTGCACGTTAAAAAAATGGTTGAAATTTCAAATATTCTTGATAAATTTCAATCAAATGATAATATTTTAGAATTTAGCTATCAGTTGGGGTCGTTATTCTATGCAAACTTCCTTACTGCTAGTTTTGAACCTTTTGGGAATCATGCTTGGAAGTTGGAAATCAAGCTAGACATGCAACCGTTCAGGTATCTGAAGAATGTCGCACCAGTCGTATTAACAAGCGCTGGAACGATTGAGAACATCGGTACGGTCTATTCAGAGCCTGTCATTGAGATTGAGGGCAATGGAGATGTATCACTGACTATTGGACGTAAAACTATGCATTTATCAATCATTGGTAAGGCTACGATTGACTGTCGACAAGGAAAGCAAAATATCTTCAACGCTAATGGAGCAGTGCAGAACACACTACGCAAGCGAGGTGGGTTCTTTGAAATCCCTGTTGGTCGTAACGGTGTGACATTTACAGGAAATGTACGTAAGGTGACTATTCGTCCTAATTGGAGGTATCTAGTATGATTTATTTAACAGACGGGAATATACCTCTGAATGCTGCCTATGCTGACGAAATAGTTCAGATAGATAGAAATACCTATCAATTAACATTTAAATTCCCTACTAACAACATTTTGTGGCAGAGGTTAAGGGAAGAAACATTCTTGACTGCCGATGATCTACACGGTGAGCAAGACTTTGTTATTTTTGAAGTTGAGAAACAACATGGATATATTCATGTTTATGCCAATCAAGTCATGACCTTGTTAAATCACTATGTTGTAAATCCAATCAATCTTGACAGAGCGACTGGCTCAACTGCTTTAAGTAGATTTGCTGGAAGCATCACTCGTGATAATCCATTCTCGTTCTTTTCAGATATTGACGACAGACATACCTTCAATACTGATACAACGAATGCTATGGAAGCCCTGACCAAGGATAAACACTCTATTATTGGGCAGTGGGGTGGTGATTTAGTCAGACATGGTTATCAAGTACGATTACTTAAAAATGGCGGTTCAGAAAATGAATCGCTTTTTATGTACAAAAAGAACCTGTCCAGTTATCAACATAATACATCTACTAAGTCTTTAAAAACTCGTATAACTTTTAAAACGACTGTCAAAGGTAAGGGAGAGAATGCTGATGATAAGCATTTTAAAGTAGTTGTAGATAGCCCGTTGATCAATAAATACAGTCAGATTTATGAGGATGTTGTAGAAGTCAATGACCAAGACGTTAAGGATGAAGCAAGCCTTAGAGAATATGGCAAGCAGTATTTCAGAACTAGCCTATGCGATCTCATGGAAGATAGCCTTGAAATTGATGTTGTTGGTCAGAGTGATGTTCCAGTACAGATGTTCGATGTCGTGGGTGTATACCATGAAACATTCGATTTGGATGTAAGGAAGAAAATCACTAAATATACATACTCTCCAATGGCTAAGAAATTGAAGTCTATTGGTTTTGGAGAGTTTAAATCTGGTCTTGCACATGCAATTGGGAATGTCGTGAGTGATGCAGTGAAGAATGAGACCTATATCTTTGAAGCAAGACTTGAAAAAGAAATCAAGAATGCTGACTTAGATTTCGACCGTAAGGTGCAAGGTATCAAGAATGAAATCACTGATGGTATCGAACAAGCAAAGGCTGTTGCGGAAGAGAATAAGAAAAAACTATCTGATGTGATTGATAGTAAATTCAATGTTTTTGATACGGAAATCAATGAGAAGCTAGACGAGCAGAAGAATAAACTATTCGCAATTGATAACATTGCTAATGATGCCTATTCTAAGGCTTGGGAAGCACTTGAAGATTCAGGTAGGTCTTTGAAGTATGCTTTGTCTATAAAAGATATGACTGACTCAAACTTCACACAAATCAGTCAAATAAACGACACGATTGAAACCCTAGCAAGAAAATCCGAATTAGACCCAATCAACGATAGGTTATCAATTACTGAAAGTAAGATTGAGATTCAAGCTGGGCAGATAACTGAGAAGCTATCACGTACTGAAGTAGACAAGCTAGTCAATGATAAGGGCTTCCAGACTGCTACTCAGGTACAGAATACAGTCAAGAAATCTATTGACGGTTTTCAACAAACTATATCACGTATCGAAACCAAACTAAGAGACGTTATCCGTAATGATAACCTCTTGCAGAACTCGTCCATCATCCCAGCAGGCGATGGTTTGAACGGAACTTGGGGACTGTACATGTCAGGTGGGAACGGTCGGACAGATGTTATTGAATTAAGAGATGCTCCGCATACCGCTATTAAGAAAGGTATGCGTGTCGTTAATAATACGAATGGTGGAAATAAAGACATCGGTCAAAAAATAAATTTGGTTGTTGGCGAGAAATATACCATATCTTGCTGGGCGAGAGTAGCAAGCAATAGTACGAGTAAAAACGTTAATTTGTTGATGCGTGCATGGACAACGAATGATAACAATCGTAAATTATTCAAGTCTATCTCGAACACTGATTGGGTTCGATATCAATTCACATTTACAGCAGATGCAGTCACTAACACAATCCAATTTGGTCAAAGTGGGAGTGGTAGTCTTGAAATCTGTGGGATGAAGATTGAACATTCTGACCGCATGACTGACTACGATGTTTCAAACTCTGAAATTGTCAGTATCGTGGAATTTAACGATGTACGAGATACTGTATCATCACATACTCAAACATTACAAAACCAGGACAAAGCGATTTCACAAGTTATTCAGACTGCAGATGGTCTGGTCAGTCGTGTATCTAATTTCTTGGATGATTTCAACCTGGTATATGATCCAACAAACCTCAGTAAGTGGAAGAAGAAACAATCCAAAGCAAATGTGATTGAAGTTCAATCGAATACAAAATTACTACGTATTATAAGTTCAGGTAACACCACTAACGTGTATCATGGCTTTAAACTACCTCTTAACACCCATACGTTTACAAAAGACGAGAAGATTAGCTATAGAATGGAAGTTTGGGTAGAAATATTGCCAGACGCCCCGCTCGGATTCGAGATGTGGGTTGAAAACCGAAAAATTATATCGGATAGAATCACATTCACAAAAACTGGATCGCAGATAATCACAGGTACGATGGTTGTTAACAGTTCAACTTCAAAAATCGAGGATTTCCCACTTGAAATTTGGTTGATGAAGAACGGTCAAGTCGCTATCGGTCAAATTTCTTTAATTCGTGGAGACAAACCACCTAAGAAATTTACTGATAACACCTCTACACAAGATGTAGTCACTCAAACACGAGTGGCACAATTATCAGATTCGTATGCAATCCAAACCTTGACTAGTCCAGGTGCAGTCACTTCTCAAATTAATTTAGCACCAAAGGACATATTACTTGAAGCTAGTAGGATCCGATTAAAAGGTAGTACGCTTGCTGATGAAATCATTGCCATTGATGGTTATTTCAAGCGATTGTTTGTAGGTGATGCACGAATTGGGAAATTAAATACGGATATCATCGAGTCTAATTCCATCACAGCTGATAAGGTTATCATGGACTCAGCTATGGCCAAGAAAATAGTATCTAGCGATGTATTTACTGACCAACTTGCTGCTAAGAATGCCTTTATTAATAAATTACGTTCAGTAGTCGTATCAGCAACATTACTTGAAGGTTATAAAGGCCGTATTGGTGGATTCCAAATCGGTACACATGATAAAGACCCAAGCGCATATTGGCTAACTGGTATTAACCAATTCGCAGTTGGTATGAGCAATGGTAGTACACAATGGGGACAAACATCCCTTTGGGTTAACTGGGGGAATGATTGGGGTAAAGCAGGTGATAACGCTTGGTATGTGAAACGAACTGGAGAAATGTATTGCAAAAATACTGCTCATTTTTGGAGTACCCCTGTTATTCATGGAAATTTGCGTGTCGGAGGTAATATCTACTATATCAATGATAAAGATAAAACAGGTGGATATTGGATGTATTCTCCAGCTTTTAAAAAAATCAATAAAGATAAAGGTTATCTCTATTTTTATGATTTTAATGAAAAACCAACAGACTGGATACCTCTCAACAAAGAAATCTCAGACCGTAGATATAAACATAATATCGAAGATAGTAAGGTATCTGCCTTGGAAGTTATCAACCGTCTGAAAACTTACTCATATCGTAAAGAATACGACGGAAAAATCGAGGATATCTCATGCGGTATTATGGCGCAAGACGTGCAGGAATATGCTCCAGAAGCATTCCTTGAAAATCCAGACGGCGCTTATTCCTATAACACATTCGTACTCGTCCCTTATCTAATCAAGGCTATTCAAGAACTCAATCGGAAATTGGAGGAAGTAAATGAAAGAAGAAATTAGTCAACTAATCATCCGAAATTTAAGCGATGATATCGGATTGAAAGCAGGCGATGCAGCAACTTACAAGGCGCTGTATGAAATCACACAAAAACAACTCAATGAAATTTTAAATCTCATTGAGTCAGATGAAGAACTAAAAGCAAAATTTGAAGAAGTGAAAGGAAGTAATTAATGTCAGTAAATAATTACAATTTAGCAAGCAAACCATATACTCGTGGCCTTGGAGAAAGCACAGTCACAGTCGTAGAAATTCGATTGTCAGAAGGTAACCGTTACAGTACCAACATGCGTGAGTTAGCTGGTGACCGTACACAAGATAAAGAAGATGTACTCATTCAAGCAGTATTGGATATCATTAAGGCTGAATTAGATCCAGGAAGTGCAATTGTTAAGGCTCAATCTAAAATCGAGCAAACCGTACAGAAGCTTAACCAAACTGAAAATAAGCAGAACGAATTACTTGAAATCACTGAGAAAATCAATAAGGTAGTACGTGTCATGGCTCAAGATTCTATCATGGGCGAGAAAATTGCCTACGGTACAACCTACAAAGAACTTGTCGAACTCTTCCCATTGGCTGAGGAAGGTAAGGCTTATCAGCCGGGCGATATGTTTGTGATTGAAGATCCTGAACACGCTGAATTAAACGGCGAGGGCAAGCGTGTCTTGATTCAGACAAATCAGGCTTTCACTTACAAAGGCGAATCTCTCAAACAACTTGAGGGTGCACCATCTCAAAATGGCCTTCTTGCAATTTGGAAGTGGGAAGGACAAAAAAACGAAAGCGATCTTGAAACTACTAGAGTTTCTGCAAATTAGATTGGAAGTGGTCTGATTGGAATTACTAGCATTTCTGGATAAATTGAGCCAGATTCTAATCGTGATCATTCCTAGTTATTTCTCTTTCAAAAGCACTCAGAATACAAAAGAGACTGACAAGCAAATCAGTCTCTTATCTGATAAAATTAGCGCCATTGAAAAGACAGTCTCGAATGTCGAGGCTATCGGTAAAGATAATAGCAAAGATTTGAACGTTATTGGAAAAGGTCTTCAAAGATTACAGCGTTTTCGATTACAAGAAAACCTAAAAAAAGCCATTAGACGAGGCAGTACCAGTCAGTATGAGATTGAGGAATTGTCTCGTCTTTATGAAAGTTACGTGGAACTTGGTGGGAATGGAGCCATCAAGGTATTGTATGAAAAATTTCTAGCATTGGAAATTGTGGAGGAAAATATAAATGCAACAGATCAATGAAATTTTACTAAACGGAGCGATTAGCATCCTTGTCATTTTAGTAGGTATCGCAGTTAAGGCTGTCAAAGAATACCTGGTTCAAAAAGGCGGAGAAAAGACAATCAAGATTGTTGAGATACTTGCTAAGAATGCGGTCAACGCTGTGGAGCAGGTATCTTTCACTACTGGTTATAATGGTCATGAAAAATTGGAACATGCACGTACTAAAATCCGTGCAGAACTTAGCAAGTACAACATCCATATGACTGACAGTGACCTCGATACATTCATTGAGTCATCGGTCAAGCAAATGAACGATGCTTGGAAAGGAGAGTAACATGGCAGTAAATATTGATACAGCTATCGCTTGGATGCGAGCTAAGCAAGGCAATGTGACTTATAGCATGGATCATCGTGATGGACCTTATTCATATGATTGTTCATCATCTGTATACTATGCATTGCGAGAAGCTGGAGCAGTGTCAGCAGGTTGGGCTGTAAACACTGAATATCAGCATGACTGGTTGCTAAAAAATGGATATACTCTTATTACTGAGAACCAACCTTGGGATGCCAAGCGTGGAGATATCTTTATTTGGGGTCGTCGTGGGTACTCTAGTGGAGCAGGTGGCCATACTGGTATGTTTGTAGACAGTGATAACATCATCCACTGTAACTATGCACGTAATGGTATTACTGTTAACGACCATGACGATATTTGGTATTCTGCAGGATCACCATACTTCTACGCTTATCGCTTGACTAATTCTAATTCAAAGCCTGAAGAAATCAAGAGAGGTTGGCAGAAGAACGACAAGGGCTATTGGTTTGTGCGACCAAACGGGACACTTCCTAAAGATCGCTTCGAATATATCGAAGAGAATAAGTCTTGGTTCTACTTTGATGCAGATGGTTACATGTACGCTGACCGTTGGTTGAAACATACCGATGGGTTCTGGTACTGGTTCGACAAGGACGGGTATATGGCCACATCATGGAAGAAAATTGCAGATAAATGGTATTACTTCAATCGTGATGGGTCAATGCAAACTGGCTGGATTAAATACTACGATAACTGGTACTACTGTGATTCAGTCAATGGTGACATGAAATCAGATACTTTCATTAAGTACAATGATGGATGGTACCTACTTCTTCCTGACGGTCGCTTAGATGAAAAACCAGCATTCACGGTTGAACCTGATGGTTTAATTACTATCACAGATAAATAGCTAAAATAAAAAAATTCAAATAGAAAGACAAATTAATTATACCTATGAACCGCTGGCGTTTGCTGGCGGTTTTTTGTTTGCTCTAATAAGGGGCAAAAAAGGGGCAAAAGGTTAAAACTTTTATATTTTTATGGTAAAAAATAAATGTAGTTTATTTCTTATTTATGCTTATTTTATAGGGTTTCTTTCTATTATATACTTATGAAATATTGTTGGCTCTTAAAGAAGCAGTTAAATAATAACTTTACAAAAAGCCTGTTGTGTCAAGCA